CTTATGCCCCCGAATAAGTCTGCACTTCTCACGATCCTGGTAATTGAAGTCTGGACTAATCTCACTGAATGCACAATGAGACTGCCTAAATCCCCGATCCTGAGCCTTGATAGACCAGTAAATAGTAAATGCAGAACAAATAAATACAAATATCAAAATAGTAATTTCAGCAACTTTCATAATTTCCTCCATAGTTGTGCTGCCGAAATATAGTGGGGCTATCAGCTAGTCCTGTCAATAGAATTTCTATATAGGAATATTGCATACGATTATAATTATTCATTGACAAAACTATTGCATCGGCGCATTATCCTTTTACCGCAGTAGCGGATTACTAGGAGCCTAATATGAACAAATATGAATTGCAGCAATATTATCTTAACGAAATACAAACAGGCCACCCTGACGATTTCCTGTGTGACCTAGATGCAGACGTAATACAGGAAGAATTTAGCAATATTTTGTTTGTCTGGTCTAAGTACCGACTGAACCCAGAGAAACTGCGCCAGGCTATGAGCAACGAGATTGCCGCTATGTTATGTAGGGCCACCAAGTCAGCACCAGACGTTGTACTAAGCCAAGAAGACTACAGAGACTATGCTGAAGAACTGCGAGGCAAATAATGGAAAACCCGATCATCTCAGATGTACGCACACAAGCCTATAAGGAAGGTATTGCCGAAGGAATTGAAATAGCTCGGCAAATGCTTTGCTCATCATTAGGCGAAGATATTGACAGCTTTGGCAAAGCCTGTGCTCACGTTGACAAATTGATATGGGAGAAAAGTCGTGAAAAAGTTACTTTCGACGAATGACTGGTTGGCTAGACATCCAGTCTGCATTGGTGCAATAATGGTCTTTCTTTACCTTTTAGCCTGTTCAATATGAGTAAATCTATCCTTGATCCATCGTTTAAATATGTCTCAGCCTCTAATACAAACATTAGCAAGACGTTTGCAAAGATTCGTAAGGAAATGCAAGCTAAGGCTAAACCGATACAACCTATTCAGGAAGTTCGGCAATTCAATTTTTTGCAGTATAAAAAATTCAAGGGATAAATAATGTCTGAATATAAAGTTTACGCAAAGCTGCAAAAAGCTAGGATGATGCTACAAGCAGCGCCAATAAAGAAGTCAGGACATAATAAGTTTGCAGGTTATCAATATTTCGAGCTTGGGGATTTCCTTCCAACGATTAACGAGATATTCAATGAACTTGGACTCTGCTCAGTCATCAGCTTTGATAAAGAGCTGGCTACTTTACGCATTATCGATACTGATAATGGTGGGTCTATTACATTTACTAGCCCGATGGCTGATGCTCACCTGAAAGGCTGTCACCCTATCCAGAACCTCGGTGCTGTAGAAACCTATTCCAGACGCTACCTGTATGTCACAGCATTAGAGATTGTTGAGCATGATGCGCTAGACGCTACAACAGGCTCAGAGGCTCCTAAGTCTTCAAAACCTATCAGCAAGGACGTATTTGATTCAATGCCAATAGAGGATCAGGAAGCTATCCGTAGCATTGGATTGCAGGTCATCTCTTTGCTAGACAAAGAAGATGTAGAAGGCGCTGTTCAGTATATTGAACAATGTGAGTTAGATCCAGACTCCAAAACAGCCCTATGGAGTTTGTTGGATAGTAAACAACGGGCAGCAATTAAGAAATTCACTACAAGGTAAATATGAATAATTTTGACAATACAAATCGAGGCATTCTTTCTAAGAACCTAAGCAAGACACAAAGCAACCATCCAGAGTATTCTGGCTCAATCAATGTCGATGGAGTGGATTACTGGCTCTCAGCATGGATTAAAGAGTCCAACAAAGACGGTAAGAAGTTCTTTAGCTTGTCAGTAAAGCCTAAAGATTCTATTAAGCAGAAACCTAAAGCAAAACAGGAAGATGATATGGGGGATTTCAACCAGGATATTCCCTTCTGATCTACGGCCCGAAAGCGGATGCTGCTTATTTGATTAACTTAGGGGTTCATCAACGCAGTGCAGCGAGTAGGGCCACCCAATACGCCAAGCCGATAGTGGCGGGTAACATCGGCAGCAGGGGCTAGGCACCCTTTGCGATGCTCCAAGTCTAGTGACCCTGCACCCTTACATAGGAGATTTATGAAACTGTTAGACACGTTACAAAAACGCTTTAAAATTCCCAATGATAGGCAATTGGCTGCAAGAATGAATATATCAACACCAGTTATTAGTCGTATTCGCAATGGGAAATGTGCTGTATCGGCTGATATTATGATCCGTATTCACGAAGTATTTGGTCTGTCAATCGCTGATATAAAGAGGCTTTGTAAATGAGTTGGAATATTACAGAATTAGATGTAATCCGGTGGGCAGAGCAACGAGGCATTATCGAAAACTCAGACTCCAAGACGCAGTTACTCAAGGCAGTATCTGAAATGGGAGAACTAGCCGATGCTGTTATTAAACGGAACCGACCTGCTATTATTGATGGTATTGGTGATGTGCTTGTTTGCCTTATTGTGGTGGGGGCTTTAGAAGACGTAAGCCTTACTCAATGCCTAGAGTCAGCCTATAACGAGATCAAAGACCGTAAAGGCTACCTTAATAAAAATGGAGTATTCGTCAAAGATGGATCAAGTTAATCATCCAGCACACTATACCGATGGTGGCATTGAAACCATTGATTTCATTGAAGCCAAGAAACTAGACTTTCATCTAGGGAATGCCGTTAAATATATATCTAGGGCAGGTAAGAAAGAAGACAAGCTAAAAGACCTGCTAAAAGCGCAGTGGTATATCAATCGAGCTATTGAAAATGCACAAAGTTAATCAGGAAACTTACGCAAAGTTAATAAAATTCCTAACTAAAAATGATGCGACATTACAACAATTAGCAGATGAATCCGGATTACACGTTATCACTGCTGGCAATCTAATTAAGACTTTTAGAAAGTATAAGTTAGTCCATATCTGTGAATGGGAAATGGACAGACTAGGCAGGGATAATAAAATGATAATTCGTTGGGGTGAAGGCAAAGACGTTAAACGCTTCAGGATGTCTAATAAGGAGCGTCAACGACTACACAGAGCGCGTAAGAAATCGCAAATAATTACGCACCCTGTTAGCCTAATTAGACCTTTATCAATTAACCTCTGAAAACTACAATGAATATAAAAGCGTTTTATATTATTAATACATTAATGGAAAACAAAGAAAAGTTTTCAAATGAATTTATAGAATGGTTTCCTGACAATGAACACGTTTGGAATGCTTTTGCGTTAGAGGCAATGAAAGTAAAACGAGCAGGATTTAAACATTATTCAGCAAGAACAATTATTCATGTATTGCGACATCATTCAGCAATTACAGAAAAAAATAGCGAATGGAAAATCAACAATGACCACAGCCCATATTTAGCAAGATTATTTGATATTGTATGGCCTGAACACGCTGGATTATTTGAATATCGCATAACAAAAAAAACAAAGGTAAATCATGATTAGACCTTTATCAGTTGGCCTCTGAAGACTACATGGTCATTATTCCAGAACTGACATAACTCTGGAGGCAACATCTGACCATCAACAAAGGTTAAGACTGCAAAGCCTGACCTATGGTTCTTTGGATTGTCTTCAGAGTATTCAAACTGATCGCCACTAACGTCACACAATGTTCCGGTATCCACCCCATACCTGTCACCTCGGTAATCACTCCAAGGCGTAACCTTTAGAGAATGCAGGTGGCCTGTAACCATACTAATGCCAGCCTTCATTGTGTTATTGTAGACAGCATGGATTCCATTATGATAACGATGCTTAATCATCGTAGAGTCGTTGACCATAATGCTGGTGGAAAACTTCCATCTAGGGAAATGGTCAGTCAGGTTCATGCCTTCAACCCCTCGCCATGTATCCCCTACCTGAGCCGCTAAACGGGCGTTAAAGCGCATATCGTGGTTGCCCCATGTCCAGTGTAGGGCAGAGCCTTTTGCGGCATCCTCAATCTCTTTTAGGCGCTCCTGACAGGCTTCTAGCTCCTGTTTTACGGTAGGTGTAGTTCCCCACCCTGAGACTGGGTGTCTGGAGATAGATGCACCATCAAATACATCCCCATTCATAACCACCATCTTTGGCTTTAAATCTTTGATGATCTTTACGAATGCACGATGAGCAGTGCTGATAATGCCAGGCCAGTAATGACAATCCGACCCTACGACGATAACCCCATTCTTTAACGAAACATTGACTCTTACGTTGTTATCAGGATAGGTTACCTTAAAGTCTGGGGAATTCTTGGCTACTCCAGCAAGTACAATCCCGTGAGATTCTTCAATTCGCCTACGTCTTGAATTAACACTTCTTTCGTGCAGATTTAATATTTTTGCTATTTCTACCACTGAACCGTACTTATTCCACAGACCTATAAACTCCTGGTCTGTGCAAGATCGTTTTCGCATGATCCCCTCTAATTAGAAAATCGATGAAATTCCCCGCACCAGTCTTCCCGTCCAACGACAGGGAATGTACTTTCATAATTATCATCACCCGTATTGATTAAGGTAGGTGGATAACGTCTGCAATAGCCTAGATCTTCTTTTGGCTCAATCTCAAAGAATGAGCAGGATTGGCAAGCTGGCATCCAATCTTCTTTTTTAGGCATTATGGTTTGTTGTTTTTAAACTCAGGCTCAGTAGCTAATAATTCAAACGATGCAGCGGGCCATGTTCTATTGTCACCTGTCTCAAAGACAGCTAGGATCGCATTAGAGCGCCGTGTCCAGCAAAACCTGACGTATGCTTCAGTACCAAAGGCATAGCCATCATTCATGCCCCTAGTACCGCAATACTGATCCCTAGTCGTTATTACTGTCCAACCACCAGCATTATTTTGGAAACCTGCTGCTTCATCCGCGAAACTATAACAACTAATTAACGATAAGACAACAGCAAGTTTCTTCATGCTAGCCTCCTAAATAAAGGGCTTTCTCGTCATTTCGCCTCTTTACAAGGCCTGGTAAAACCTTACCTCCACCCTTTGTGTACTTTAGGAACTCATTGGCTGCACCTTCATAATCTCCTCGATTATGTTTCTGTCTCAAGGTACTTCTCTGCAATGATCCTAAACCTACATTAAAGGCAAAGCTGACCAGCGCATCCAACTGCCCTTGACTAGCAATAACAGGACAATAACGGGATACGCCTCGTATAAAACGAGCAAGATCGGCTTTAAG